CTCTTCTTACCCATTATAACACCTCATTTTTATTGTTCATACACCTATTATATAACACGTTTATCAATTAAAGACAACTCTTTTTCTCTGTCTATGTACTTATACTCTACTTTTGTAGGGTTCCAGCCTTCAATAGCTTTGAACACGTCATCAATATTCAGTGTGCTACAGGTATAGACGTCCAACTGAGCAAGTGCTGGTTCACACTCATCCCAAACATGAAGAGCAATATGACTTGTCTCGATAATAGTCACTGCGGTTAGACCGCGGTTGCCGACCATATCTGAATAAACCGAATAAGGACCCATGAGAACCTTCATATCGATTATTTCTACTAGTCTATGCATCCACGCATTAATTGCTGCGGTGCATCGTGGAGGATTACTTAATTCCGCTCTGACAATTAAGTGCTTGTGTTCTAGTACCTTACCCACCTCATAAATTCTCCTGTTCGGGGTTGAAAATTAAAGCCTTGACGTGGCTTGCCTGAATTTTACAAGATACCCAATTATTATAATATTGAGGATCTAAGATAGCATCTGTATCGAATATATATTTAGTTTCAAAATAATTACATTCTCCGCGACCCTTACAGAGTCTTAAGATGGTTCTACGAAAGCTATCTTTTCCGTAGAGATCAACATCTTCTTTGAGGGAAGTAGAAGATCCGTAGTAGTCTCGCCAATCGGACTCTACGCGAAGCTTCTTTCGTTTGCCTTTAACAGTTTTGTATCCGGCTTTGGTCAGATACTTACGACCGATATATTTTTTGCCGTTTACCAAATTTTCGATGAGATATATGAAGCCATAATAATCTTCAACATCAGTAAATTCTTTGTCTTCGTATAACCATGAATTCATAGATCACATTCCATCAGTAGAAAGATCTATTTATTCTTCATATTCTTCATCAAAGGGATCTTCAAGATGAAGCTCAGCTGAACAATATGGGCAATATTCTGGAAGAGTTGTATTTTCTGTAATTATTTTGAATTCCTCTTCACATGAGGGGCAAGTTATCCAATCCATTATAGTGTGAATCCTTTAAATGTATTTTCATCAACGTCTTTTTTCACTCCACCGATCACATAGCTAGTAATTTCTGTTTCTTGCGGCGCAACCTGTACATCAGAACCTGAAATCCACTTTTGTGTCCATGGAAGCGGATTCACACCAGGTTTACCATTCAGTCCGATGGCACCCATTCTTTTAGCCGCGATGTGATCTACATAGTCGCAAAGCAATTGCTCGTTTAAGCCGATCATTGACCCGTCCTTGAATAGATACTTCGCCCAAGCCTTTTCCTGTTCGACAACCTTGTTGAACATCGTAATGCACTCGTCTTTTGTTTCTTCAGCAATTTTCGCAAAGTCTGGATCCTCTTTCGGTAGAATCTTAAGGAGCTGCTGAGTCGAAGCAAGGTGTACGTTCTCATCCCGTGCAATGAGCTTGATAATCTTGGCGTTACCCTCCATCTTCTTAACTTCGGCGAAAGCCCAACTACAAGCAAAGGAGACGTAGAATCTAACTCCTTCGAGCGCATTCACGGCATTCAAACAAAGCCAGAGAGCTTTCTTGTGATCATAATTATATCGCATATTGCTATTAAATGCAATCAGATCGTCATAGTATTTACTAATGTCATGAGCGCAATCGGCTATTTCTTGGATGTCGAGCATCTCGTCAAATACCCTTGACGGATCTGAATAAACGTTTCGAATGATATGAGTGTAGGATCGACTATGAATCGTTTCGGAAAATGTCCATGTTTGGATCCAGGTTTCGAGTTCGGGGAGCGAACAAATTGGTAGAAACGCCAAGCTAGGAGCACGTCCTTGAACAGAGTCGAGAAGAATCTGTCTTTTGAGATTACTTGTGAAGATATGCTTTTCATGGTCGGTTAACCCTTTAAAGTCTTTGCCGTCTCTTGACAGATCTACTTCTTCTGGACGCCAAAAAAATCCGAGCTGCTTGTCTGTTAGCTTCTCGAAGATATTGTAGCGTTGCTTATCGTAACGGGCAATATTGACTTGTTTTCCAAAGAAACAAGTTTGTTCTGTAGCATCAAACATTTCGTTTGAAAAAACGGTCATTCAACTCTCCAAGTATTGGTATTTAGTTTAATATTTTTCGGCCAATCGCCTTCAGTATATGATTTATCATGAAATCGAATTTCATTCGTCGGCATAATAGTCAATCGGTCATTATCTAATTCAATGAACATAAATTCTTTCGACTGAGAAGGATGTTGTGTATATCCATCATTCATCGGAACGACTGTAAAAAGATAACGACCGAAAAGGCCGTTTCTTCGAATCTCTACTTGTTGGCTGTGTAGATAACTATATATCAACACAGAAAATTGATCACCATAACAATCCCATATCTGTGTGTCTTCAAGATGCCAAGTTTTCTCAGGATTTGGAGAGAACGCCAAGGCATGAGGAGGAACTCCACGCCATACTGCTCCGCACTCGAGCATCACGTGACAACCCCATGCATGTCCAGCTTTAGAATGTAATGCAAACCAAATACAAGGCTCGTACGTATTTGGTTTAGCATCTTTACGAATAAACGAAGAATCTACCCAACAATAGATATGATGAGGTATATTCCCTGATCCTGTATATAACATTATCAGTCCTTCGCTTCGATTTTAATATATTGCATTATTTTCCTTGTCCACGATACGCTTTAAAATTTCTTTTCTTATGCTTATTCATCGAAGACAACTTAGGACGCCTTGTATCTTGTGATGTACCTGTTACGATCTTTACGTGTTGTGCAGCTGACGCTGATGGCGCTTTTCTTGCCATTGAATACTCCTGTTAAATTTTACAAGAGTCACAGTCCTCATCATCTAGTTGCCCTTGTGAGAGTGGTTTGAGTTCTTCAATCTCACCAGCACCGTCAAAGGTGTTGAAGTAGTAGAGCGTCTTACCACCATACTTGTAGTGCATCAAAATATGTTTGATCATCTCAGACATCGGAATCTTTTCATCCTCATAGTGGCGAGGATTATAAGAAGTATTGACCGAGATTGCCTGATCGATAAACTTTTGTAGGACTGCCATAATCTTCAGATAACCTTCTGGAGACTTTTGATCCCATAGTAATTCGTATTTATTCTTCAGTCGCCTTAGCTCTGGAACTACTTGCTTCAGTACGCCATCTTTCGATTGCTTGATCGAGATGAGTGCACGCGGTGGTTCGATGCCATTGGTCGAGTTACTGATCTGAGCAGAAGTCTCGGCTGGCATCAGAGCCATCAGAGTCGAGTTGCGGATGCCATATGACAATGCTCGGCTTGACAATACACTCCATGGCATCTTATAGTTAGGAGCGACCAATTCGTCTACATCTTTTTTGTATGTATCGATTGGCATATATCCATGTGCATACTTTGTCTGATGATCAAGAGGGCAAGAACCTACTTCTTCAGCCAAGTCGACCGAGGCTTTAATAAGGTAATAACTCCATGCTTCAGCATACTCATGAACAAGCTCAAGGTTAGGATCAGAGTAATTAGTGTCATTACGAGCTAACCAATATGCAAAATTGATGATACCAATACCAAGAGGGCGGCGATTCCGAGTACCAATAGCAGCGGCTCTAACAGGATAGTCTTGATAATCCAAGAGGGCATCCAGGGCACGTACTGCAAGGGTACACGGTTTTTCAAAGTCACTTGGCTTCTTGATTTTGCCCCAGTTGATGGCCGCAAGCGTGCAAAGGCTGATTTCGCCGTCTTCATCATGAATATCCTTAAGTGGAGTAGTAGGAAGAGTAATTTCACAACATAGATTGCTCATTTTGATTGGAGCAGCTTGAGTAAATGAGCCGTGATCATTTGCATGATCGACATTCATTAGATAGATTCTTCCAGTATCTTTTCGTTCTGTAACGAAGATTGAGAAGAGATCGATCGCAGAAATGGTTTTCTTTCTAACCTTACTGCGTTCATACTTTTCATAAAGTTCTCGAAAGTCTTCAGTGCTTTTATAAAAGGCTTCATAGAGATCCGGGACATCACTAGGTGAGAAGAGGGTGATATTACCTCCAGATAAAAGTCTTTCATACATTACTTTGTTAAATTGTACACCATAATCTAAGTGTCGAATACGATTATCTTCTGTGCCCTTGTTATTCTTTAGGACAAGAAGATCCTCCACTTCGTAATGCCAGATGGGGTAATAGAGTGTCGCTGCTCCACCGCGGACACCACCTTGAGAACAACTTTTAACAGCAGATTGAAAATGCTTATAAAAAGGAATAGCACCAGTATGAGAAGCATCCCCATTGCGTATAGGAGATCCAATAGCCCTAATACGACCCCCGCCAATACCAATTCCGGCTTTTTGGCTAACGTACTTAACAATCGCAGAAGCTGTCGCATTTATGGAATCCAGTGAGTCATCAGTTTCGATAAGTACGCACGAACTAAACTGCCGTTGAGGTGAGCGCACGCTTGCCATAATAGGAGTAGGAAGACTAATGTCAAATTTACTAATAGCATCATAAAGGTCCTTTACCCATTTCATTCTATCTTTTGTATAATTTTGGAAAAGAGTCATGGCAATCAACATGAATGCCATCTGAGGAGTTTCATAAAACTTGTTCGTCACGCGGTTCTTAATCAGATACTTACCACGGAACTGTTCCATGGCAGCATAGGTCAGTAGATTATCACGGTCGTGGTCGATGTATTTTTCAAGTTCATCGAACTCTTCTACAGAATATACATCGCCCATTTCCTCATCATAATAACCTTCATCGCGTACACGAATATAGTGCTTTAAGAGTGGTTCAGGATTGTACGTGCCGTAGACTTGTTTACGAAGATTATAGTTAATCAGACGGCCAGCAACATACTGATAGTTAGGCTGTTCTTCTGTAATGAGTTCAGCTGCGGCTTTGATCAGAGTCTCTTGAATGTCAGAAGACTTAATCTTATCGTAGAATTGGATATGAGTTTTGATTTCGAGATCTGAAACAGAAACTCCGCTTAAACCTTCACACGCATGTAGCGTAACTTTATGGAACTTATTAATATCGAGTGGTTCTCGTGTTCCATCACGCTTCGTTACTTGAATCATCTAATCTCTTTCTTAAACCAATTTTTCCGTCATCATATACGGTCCATACTAATTCAGTATCGATATCCCAACCCATCTCTTTCATGAGTTCATCGGGTAGTTCTATATATAACTCTCCGTGTTCATCTTCCTTGACAATCATTTGTGTCATGGCAATTTACTCACAAAATCATCCCATGCCTTGATACCTTCAAGTCCTTTGACAATATCAGGAAATTGCTGGCTAATAATCCACCAGCACTGTTGCGCAACAATGCGATGTTCTTTCTGAGTTGCATTGTCCATACGCAGTTCACAATAGTGAACCCACGAACGAAGAGAACCAGACATAATCATCACAGATTCAGTCATGCCTTCTGGTAGAACTGCGCGCGCCTGTTCCTTAGCAATGCCGTTTTCTATTGCCCAGTTATAAGTGTCTTTTGCTGCATAAAGGGCATATTCTTGCATTGCTTGCCATTCTTCTGCAAGTCGGTTTTGATCTTCATGAAGTTCTACTGAGTTTTGGCGGTTCTTGGCATCTTGTAGTCGGGCTTCTCGCTTAACAAAGCCAAGGTCAACTGTAGGATTAGCGTATCTCTGAGAATATTCTTGGAATGAGAACGAGCGATGCCGGAGAATTTGTCGAGCAATGTCTCGAGTAGTTTTGATTTCCATTGCAATGTGAACCATCTCCAACGGAGACCAATGTTTGTTCTGAATTAGATATTGTATAAGCTTCGAAGCCGTAGCAGTATTATTCTGATTGCTGGGATTTGATACGCGTGCTGCCCAAGCAATCAACTCATTTGCGGTCTTACAACCAGTATGCTCTTCGTTCGGCTGTGTAATACCAATTAAATTCACTTCACTCATTATTAATTATCCCTGTGACAGATTTCATCACTTACTGTAGTCTTGAAAACGTTTGGATGCACACCATGAATTATCAGAATAAGTGCCCAACGCAAGCATTGATAGAGATGCTTAAAGTATCCAATATTGTTTTCTTTGAGGTGATTCATTTTATACCTTGTGATCGCTCGTATATGATGATTCATACGAAGCAATAGCTCCAAGCTTATCAGTAATTTCAGCAAGAGCCATAAACTTAGACTCGAGTTCATGCATAAAG